GTACAGAAGTCTGTCATCCGTATAGAACTCAAGGCATAGCCAATCGATGAGTTCGTACAATCTACAGAAGCCTTTGTTACGGTCGGCTTTCTTAAGCTCACCCTGGACGGCTGCATCGCTCCTTAACTGTAATAGTCCGGAAGCAGTTGTCACTTTCGTTGACTCGTCACCGTGGTTAGTGTCGAAATTGCGGTTAGTCCTCTGTATCTGATTCAAGATCCAATCGACCGTGTCCATCGAGTTGATGCCGTTGGATATTCCACCGAGCCTTGCGACCGCACCCATCTTGCCTTGCTTTACCTTCACCTTGGAGCCAGGCACATTGGTTATCACTTCTCCTGGCACAAGTGCGTTCTCTTCCTCGATGATGATATCGTTTGCCATCATCATGTCATTGAGTACACCCATCGCAAGTTCACGGTCTGCCGTGTCGATGAGTCCGAGGATAGGCTCTATCTCTGATGTGTTGTAGAAGCTGGTCTCATCGTGGATGCACCAGTAATGCACGAATGGGAAGTTCTTGTTCTGTACTCCGGTGTTCTCCCAGTATTTAGGTATGTACTTAATCTCTATGCCACCGGCTTGGATGGTACACGCAACATCTCCGGCTTCGTATCCGTCACCATCGAACGGCTGACGATACCAATGCTCAAGCACCTGGACAAGATCGTTACGGCTCTGTGCCGTCTTCTTCCTGTCGAGGATAGGGTCGCTCGGTCTGTACTGCTGCATCATCACATTATCGAGTGTGTATCCCTTATCGGTAAGTTCTCTATGGTACATTCGCCAAAACTTGAACTTATGCATTGAGTACACATAATCGATGTACTCGCAATCCTCAAGCTTCTTGGCAGTAGGGTCAGGATATATGTCCTCGATAGGGATGTCCTTCACTCGGATGTCTCCCTTGTACTCACCGCACATCATGTTCTCATCCCAGTAGGCTTTCCAAAACGCATCACCGTACTTACGGAGTCTCCTCTCGTTTGCCGTGTTCATATCGTTCAGCCTGTTGGCTTCAATAACATACTTGACGGCTTTCTGTCTCTCCTCTGCGAACATCGAGTCAAGGTCGCTATCCCTTCCGTGGAACTCCGGCATCGGTACATCCGGTGTTATCTGACTCTCAACCATAATGAATGGGTCAGGTATTCCGGCTGGTATGAACGGAAGCTCCATGTCCGTTGTGGTCTCTGCCATCTCTTTGGCTACATCATGGTCGAACCGGTAATATGCATCCATCGTCTTCCACTCGGCTTCTCTGTCCATCCTCTCGTTCTTTGCCTGGGAGAACAGCCATTCAGCCGTAGCCACTCTGCTCTGTTCGGATTCGTAGTTGTATACTCGTCCGCTCTCATAGTCCTCCGGAGTAGGAACTTTCTCCGTAGGCTGTGAGAATATCTTTTTGAAATTCTCGATAAATTCCATCATCGTCTCCTATATTTGTGTTTAGGATCTAACCTATCGATAAGCATCACATACTCTTCTTTCGGTGCTTCACGCACTTCGTATGTCTGCTGGTCTCTTATCCCATAACAGATGGCACAAGCCATCACCATGTCATCGTGTTCACCCTCGGCAGCCTCTGCCCTCATATTCTCGTTACGGATGAATGTGAGCATTTCCTGGAGGAGCTGTCTGTCCTTGATGAGTTCTATGTTCTGTCGCACCAGGGTCTGTAGGTTCGCCAGGATGAGAGGTCTCGTCCTCATATCCGTTCTCCATCCCCACTTATATGTGGATAGCTGACCCCTTGCATCATCCGGCTTCTCCCTGATGTACAGATGTGGGTATCCCCACTCCTCAAGCTTCTTCTCCGGATAGGTCGAGAAGTTTATCTCGACACCGATGAGTGCATCGTTGTAGTACTTGCCCAGGGCATATAACTGTTGGGTGTAGTAGATCTCCGAGTTGCCATCGAACACCATCATTGCGACTTGCTCTCCGGTCGAGTTGTCTATGACATACATAGTGAATCGGTCAGAGCCGTCTCCGGCAGTATCTCCACCGATAACATACGGATGCCTTTCTTCCACCCTCTCATATATCGATATCGTACCGTGCTTGTCTTCCTCCAGGTGAGCTTCCAATGGCTTGAGGCTAGAATCCTCGCCATAAACAAAAGAAGCCCTTGTGGGGCTTTCTGTGAGTTCATTTAGTCTGTTGATTATCTTTGCGTTATCGAAGAACGGATTGCCGGAAGCAAGGAAGCACTCTTCAGGGCATGATGCATACTCTTGCTTGAACTTCTCACTGTCTCCGTTGAAGTTGTTAGCTATGCACCACCGTCTCCACTTGAGCTGCTCGTCATCGAGTCCGTAGGCTCTCTTCATGTCGAGTTCTTCCGGAGTCCATTCGATGTCAGCTTCGCACGGCATCCTATAGTCAGGTTCATCGTACCAGGGAAAGAACAACGGAACGAATCCGTTCTTTCCGGTAGATGCGTTATCCCAAAAGGTCTTGAATGAGTTGTAACCATTGGGAGTTGTCTCTATTATTATCGAGGTGTTAGGCTTGTTTGGTACTGCCTGGAACAATGCCGTGAATGTTCCTTCCATATCTCTCCAAAAGGCTACCTCTGATGCGTGTACATTGGTAAGGGTGTCGGATCTACCGACCGACTCACCAGTTGCCGGTACGCACCTTATGGAGCTTCCTAGTCCAGGATGTGCTTTCTTTTCAGCCATATCCCTTGTAGGGTTGTCCAGGATTATCTCTTTCGCATTGGATGCCATCTGATCCGGCTTGAGCCAATCCGGTAAGAGGTCATAGAACCTCTTGTTCATACGGAACAGATTGGTTGTGGAGTCATCATCGTGTGCTACGATGAGAGTCCTTATGTTCTTATGCGTTGCCGTCTGTTGGAAGTAGAGAGCCTCTATCAAGGTTGAGAAGCCTAACTGCCTAGCCTTTAATATGACTATCCTCACCGGCTGACCGTCATCTCGCATCTTCTGTATGGTCTCATAGAGTTTCCTCTGTGCCGGTTTCATTTTGAGCAGTTCTATCTCTCCATCCTTGGTACGGATCTTGAGGAAGTTCTCCACATAGAACCTCGCATCCCTCTTGAGTGTCTTGCCGTCAATCATCGTATTCTGCGAGATAATCCTCAATCCTCTGCACCTTGGCAGACATATCTATCTTCTGTTCCTGTTTGTCTGTCCAATCGCACCAGTTCTTTAAGCAGAAGATGGTCATAGTTGATTGGTAAGCACCGGTCATCGCACCCTCTGTAAGCACCTCTGCCAGTAGGCTTTCATATTCCTTTTTGATAGTTGGGTAATATCGATTCAATGTAAGATATAGTGTATGCATATCCACATTTGTCCAGGCAGAGAAATTAAGCTTTGTAGGAGCTTCCTTAAAGCCGTCTTCCCTAATATGTGAGCAGAACTCTCTGAAAGCCTTGATGACCTCTTCCTCTGACTTGAATGCCCTAGGTCTGCCGTTCTGTGTTAAGTTTTGAGGTGTACCCTTTGGATTCATCTGATACCTTTCTGCTGAAGCAATGCCTTTAAATATAACTGTACAAGGGCATTCCTTGTAGCCTCATCGATATTGTTCTGCTGATTTATCTCATTCTGCTGCTGATTATGCAATCTCTCTGCATAAAGGTTGGCAGAGTCAATGTCAGGAAATCTCCCAAGATATCTTCCGGTATCTTGGTATCTCTGTATAGCCTCTTGATTGGAAAGCTGACGGAACACACCCTGGTTATCGTAATCAACTGTAGGGATGAGTACCTCGCCCTGTCCGTCATTGAATGACATCGAGTTCACGGTTGATACAGATCCGTCCGGCTGAACATACTGTGGTCTGTTATGAAGTTGTATGTTCCCTGTTGTATATTTAGCCATGTCAGTATCCTTTCCTAATAAGATTAGCCAAAGCCTGGAACATGGTAGGGTCTTTGTAACCTTCTCCGTTCTCCTTTAAGGCTTTAAGGGCATTAAGGTATTCCTTGTAGTCCTCTTGCCAGGCTTGTTTCTTTTCTTTTTTCTTTTTCTGTCTCTTGTTCATATATTCAACCAAACAAAAACAGAGAGTACACTTTTGCCTCGGTAGCTCCCTGTCTTCGTGAAACAATGAATTATTCTATTTTTTGGAGGAATTAAATTATTGCTGTTCAAGCATTTATCACGATACCAATATACACGATGTAAAGTGTTATGGTGTGTTAACCTTTATAATTCTCCATAAACATATTGAGTGCATATCTGTGCATATATCCTTTTGCGTGATCTACTGAATAGTTCAGCACCCTGGCTGTATAGTTCCATCCCCTACGGTCGATATACTTGAGTGTAAGGAGCTTCTTGAACTTCTTATTCGGCATATCGTTTAGTGCATTGTCTATAGCTTCTACTGCCTTTGTCTGTGCCACTATCCGTCTGTCTATGTCTGCCGTCCTCTCCTGGATACGGAGTACCTTACGCAGCATACCGTCATCCGGAGATGTCTGCACACGGTCTGCCGAATAGTCTATGCCACTAGGGAGAGACTCCTCTTGCTCGATGGCTCGTCTCTGAAGGCATAGCTCCACGGTATCCTGTTTGAGCCAGTTATATGATTCTAGGATCTTCTGTGCCTTGTTCTTGCTTCTGCTCATATATAGCCTCCCAATAATCCGGTGTGACGGTCTGCATACCCCTATGTCCTAGCCTTACCCTTCCGTCTATGTACGGCTGGATGCCACATTGCCTTACCCTATAGAAGAACGATAAGTCATCAGACAAATGAAGACCGCCCAGTTCCATAGGGAAGAATAGGTTGCCGGTGCAGTTGAGTATCTGCCGTAATACCGATACCTTGATGAGGAGCATTGCCCCACCGCCCAAAGCATCCACCGGCTCCAGGTCGGTTGGTATCCGGTACACGGTCTGCCAGGTCTTCTCGTTCAGGTTATCACTATAGGAGTAGATTACTGGCTCAAATGGTGCTTCCCTCTTGCAGATGACACCGCGTACGATATCCTTGTCATCCTTGAGCAAGGTCTCGATGTCATTCGGCTTGAACACCTCATCGGAATCCACTATGCAGATGTAGTCATAGTTGTTCTGTATTGCGTATAGGCAGAGCCAATCCCTTGATGCGTAGCACTCACTGCCACCTTTCGGAAGGACATCGTACTCCGGATGTATCTGCACCAGTTGTGCTATGCTATGCATGAAGTGCGAGTCGCATTGATCCATTACGGAAATAGCCACTAATAAATGTATCCCTTTCATTCATCCTCCTAATATGCTGAAGCTCCAGTATGCCGTCACCAACAGCCAGTACACCGATACCTCATAGTTCTCCTTGATATAGCACCGGATGCAGAGATAGGCGGTCAGGAGCATACATAGTATCTTAATTATCATCTTTCAGTTCCTTCTCAAGCTGTCTCTTCTCTGCATAAAGTTCACGGATGTGGTTATGCTGCTCATGTGTCATGAAGTCCGTGCCTATCTCGATATCGAATATCGTCTGCTTTATCTTCTCGATTCTTTCCTCTTTCTCTGCCCTGGTCATTGCCAGGGTCTGCAATATCTTACCCTCTGTAATCTGACTCATTCTCTGCCTCCAATGTCCACCAGTACCATAGGAACTCTTCAAGAGTCCTTATCCTTATTGTCCTCATACAATCCCCCTTCTGCGATCTTGGGTGTCTCTCCCTCATACTTACCTCTCTTTGCGTGATAGCAGTATCCTCTCCGGCTCACCATCGGCAGCCACTTATAGAATGTGCAGACCGGTGCGTAGTAGTACTTGCACTCCGGACAATGGCACATCCTGTCATCGTTTGCGATGAACAGAGCCATCAGAACCATACCGAATATCATGCTACAGATGATAAGTATCGCCATTACTGTGTAGTTCCACATATCTCCTCCTCCGCTTTCTTCTTTATTGCATCAAACATATCTTCTTTCATCAGTTCACCGTCCAGGAGTTCATCTACTGCCATCATCTGCTGATATATCCTCTCGTCACCTCGGTTGAACCTGGTGTGATAGTCTATGTACTGCTTGTACAGTTCTATCATCATATCTTTATTGTCTTTAAGCTCTTTTTCGAGCCCGTGCATTTCTGCATAAAGTTCATGTATGTGCATATACTGATCGTGAGACAGATAATCCGTGCCGATCTCTATGTCGAAGATTCTGTCCTTTAACTCATTGATTCTTGCCAGTTTTGTTTCTCTCTCTTTATCCGTCATAATGCCTCCATCATATGATTGAAATCATTTATCAAATCCGTGTTCGTGTCCTGTCGCTCATCAAAGTTGTGGAATTTATTGACTTTAACCTTTTGGTTCTTTGAGTTCCACGTGATAAGCTTCTGCTTCCAGTTTTTTACCTTCTGACCTTTTGAGTCTATCCAGTTGCCCGTCGAAAAGTAGTCGTAGAATGTCTCAGCATTGACATTCAGTCCCTTTTCCCTGATGTAATCCTTTACCTCATCAAGTGTAGGTGGCGTGAATTTCCTCTGTATGTTTTTATTATTATTAACAGTAACAGTAACAGTATCAGTAACAGTAGTGGAATCATCACGTTCCCCTTGATGCGTCTTGATATCAACAGGTATCAACTTATCATCAGGATTAAGCTTCTGTTGTCTAGCCTTTCTAGCTCCT